TCTGGCGTTCTAAACTGAGACCATATATGCAGTCAGTATTGCATGCCCATTGAACAACTTATGGTCACAATGCTGTAACGTTCTATGTTGTGAGCGTATATGGTGTATTTAACATTTTTAATTTTCTATTATCACACCTAATACTATTCTTTTTTATGCTAGGTTTCTCTCCAAATATAAAAATCAATATAAGAATTTGAGAGAAAGAAGAAAGAAAAACAATACAAAAACAATATTAACACTCCATTTATGCTCACACATATACCCTCGCCTGACGGCTCGGCCGTGACGCCGAAGGCGGCACGAAATGTATTCCAAAAAGTTTTCTCTCTCTACTTTCAAAGATTACAATACCATTTTTTGTTTTGTAATCTTTACATTTTCTATTACGACCACTTTTACTCTATTTTTTTACTCAAATCATAAACCCATTTTTGAAAAAAAAATTGTCGCAGGTGATATTGAGCTTCAGCTTGATCATCAACTATGTTTAGGAAACAATTTGGGTCCCTTCCCAAATTTAGCAAAATTTGCGTTTCCTAAACATAGTCAGACGTAATATGGTCACCATTTTTTGTTTTTATAATTTTCTTTTTCGGTTTTGCTTCTACTATTAATTCTATTTCCATTTTTTCTATTTCCTTGGTTTTGTTTTTCCAATCTATATCCTGAATTTCATAAGCCCCTTTTTTGGATATTTCTCTCAAACTATTCATTGGAACCTTTGTTTTTATGAATTGTTTAAATTTTTCATTTGTTAATTCAAACTCTTTGATCAACTCTTTGTTTTGATTTTTATAATTATTCCAAATATCTGTAGATATCAATTTTTTGTTTTCCTTTATCTCTATATTTTCACTCCACCAACTATCAAATAGAGAGAAACTGGATTCTACCATTTCATTTTTTTCTATCTCCAACATTTCTCTCAATTTATCATCCATGGATTGAATTATATTTTTGGTAATATTCATATTTGTATTTAATTCACGAATGGATTTTCTCAAATCTTTTATCTTATCATTTGTTTTGAATTGCATTTCTCTCAAATTTGTTAACTCATTCAAGTCTGTTGTAACTTCTTCTGTCATTTTAAATAATTCTTTGCAATTAAACCATGCTATTCTCAATATTTTGGATGGATCTTCATATTCCATTAAATTATTTATGTAAACTATACACTGCTTTGTATTTATCCATTCATACATAATCGGTGCTTTATCAAACTTATCAATTTTTGTATTGAGAGAAACTAACCAAGCAAAATGTATATGTTCGTTTTTCAAAAGATCTCTCTTTATTTTATCCCTTTGACTTTTTGGAACTTTTTCTTTATAATTTTTTGCATCTACCAATATGTCAAATTCTTCAAAAAACAAATGAAAATCACCTTGACCTCCTTGTGTATGCATATCTACTATTTCAAACCCTTTGAAATCTTTAAATGTATCTGTATAATCATGAAAACTTTTCTCTCCATCATCTCCTTTTTCTTTTGCCGTTTTGTTTGAATTCATTACTAATTTTTCATAATTATCGTTTATTTTATCCACTTGTTTTTCTTTCTCCGAGAGAAGCAAATCATATTTCTCTCGCACTTTATCTATCTCCATCTGTATTTTTTCTCGATTGTCTCCTTCCAAATTTCTCAACTGACTCTTTTGCATTTCCATTTTCTTTTCTAATTGTCGTATCTGGTTTTCATAAATTTCTTCCATTTTTTCTTTTCCTATTTTTTCCCTTTCTCTCTGCAATATTAATTCATACTCTAATTTTTTCATTTCTTCTTTCTTTTCTTCTTCCACCTTTTTATATATTTCTTTTTGAGAGAACTCGGCAAATTTTTTTTCTGCTGTTTTTAAACTTTCGTTTCCCAGTTTCAACAATAAAATCATTCTCTCTGGACTACTATTTTGTATTTCATCTGGCAATACTTCATCCTGTGGAATATTCAATATTATTTGCTTTGACATGTATTCTATTCTTCTATTTTATTTTTATATAATTTCCATAACTATATAAAAATATTCTAACAAATAAAAAACACATAAAATACAACTGCACCATTTATGCTCACATATGTTTTACTACGTTATAAACCTCGGCTACGCCTCGGGAGGGCGAAGCCCCACACCAGGGAACCTACCACACATCCGAAAAAATTATAGTTTTTTGGCAAAAGTACTTTGGCATTTCAAAAATGGACATTTATATTTGTCCATTTTTCAGATCTCCAAAATAGTTTCCGATATTTCTTATTTTGTGACTGAAAAATTTCTTATGCTCTGCTATTTTTTAATGGGATTGATTTGTTGTTAGCATAATTTTTTTACGGAAAAACTACTTAAACAATTATCTTTAGGAGATATATGGGAGAAGTCCTAAATTTTGTCCCCGAAAATCCCTTTACATTTATATGCGAAAGCTGTCAATACAAAACTCGTAACAAAAAAGATTACAAAAAACATTGTTTGACTGCTAAACATATAAAAACGCAAATTACGCAAAAAAACGCTAAATACTCTTGCGAACATTGCCAATTCTTTTCTGATAACAAAACAGATTACAATAGACATCTTTCGACTGCAAAACATTTGAAAAACATGCCTGAACTTGTTGTCCCTCCCTTGCAACAAGAACAGAAGAATTATCATGACGATGATGATGATGATGCAATGAAAGAAATGTTTTCGAATATATTTGAAAAAATGATGACGGAACAAACTCAATTTATCCAAGAAAAATTTCAAGAATTGGCAGAGAAACAAGAAAGCACTAATGAAAAATTGATTGAAATTGCCAGTCATCCTACCACTACCACTATTAACAACAACAACAACAATTTTAATTTGAACTTCTTTTTGAACGAAACTTGCAAAGATGCCCTTGTTATTGATGATTTTTTTGATTCCCTTGAAATCACGGACGATGAATTTTATCGATTTGGAGAGATTGGATTCAAAAGGGCATTGGCTGAATTTCTTACAAACAATATCAAACAATTATCTTATATTGAAAGACCCATTCATTGCAGTGATGCCAAAAGAAAAATTCATCATATCAAAACTGAAAATGGTTGGACCCATGACAAGGAAAAATACAAATTCCCCATTACAAAAGGAATCAAGAATTTTCAATGGAGAGAATTATCCAAAATTCAAAAACACAATCCCACTTATGATGATAGTGATTCCATTTGCATTAAAAAACAGAATGCCCTTTGTCAATGGTGGACAGGAGGTAGTGAAGATATTTCATTTGTAGATAAAATTTTTGATGCATTTGAAAAGATGGCGAATGAAATGATCATTCCCAAACAAGTAATCAAACATACATAACAAAGCGAATAGTCTTGAGAGAGAGACAGGTTTATTGATTGGATTTATCCTCTTTTTTTTCCTTTGTTGAATCAGTTGGCTTCTCTACACCAAGCAGAGAATTGAATAAAAATCGTAATACGATAAAGGTAATGATCACGATTAACAACCATGTTATGAAAAATCCAATGAATTTTTTCATATCCAATACCGATTTGCCTTTTAAAGACAAGTAGTCTATCACCATTTTGTTATGAGTTGCAAAAATGGCATTGTTTACCAAGGGAACCACGATATCATTCACTAAAGATCGAATCAAATCATTGCTAGCTAGAGCGATAATAACCCCTGCACATGTACCTACAATATTGTTTTCTGCTAAAAATTTGGCAATATCTTTCTTCATTTGATTCGATTTATCCATTTTACTGCGTTATATAGAGAGAAAGAGAAAAAAAGGTATTGGACAAATGTCCTCACTTTTTCCTTTTTTTTATATGTTATACATGATAAGCAAAAGACAAGCAAATATAAGGTAAATACAATACAATCATATATTATTAGACTACTGGTTCAACATCCACAGGTTTTTTGTTTTTTTTTGCTTCTTTTTTTGCTTCTTTTTCAGCTTTCGCTGCTTCCTTGGCTGCTTTTTTCTCGGCTTGTTCTGCTTTCTTGGCTTCTCTCTCTTCTTTTGAGAGAACAACACGTTTCTTTTTCTCCTTTTTCTCTCCTTCTTCTCCTTCGCTTTCACTTTCTTCTAGATCCACTTCCCCTTCTTCAAGGGTGGGAACCACTACATCAGCAACTGCATCAGCAACTGCACTAGTAGTAGTAGAGGGTTGTTCAATGATTTCTTCCTCTTCTTCCTCTTCTGAATCGGATAATTCAGGTAGTTCGAATTCATCTTCTACTATTAGAACTTCCTTCTTGGGTTTGGATGCTTTTTTCGCTGCTGCATTTTCTTTGCGTTTGGCAGCGGCTTCTGCTTTTTTTACTGCTGCGTTTTCAGCGCGTTTGGCAGCCGCTTCTGCTTTTTTTGCTGCTGCGTTTTCAGCGCGTTTGGCAGCAGCTTCTGCTTTTTTGGCTGCTATGTTGGCTGCTTTTTCTTCTGCGGATAATGCGGGTGCTTTGGACTTGGTGCTTTTTTGAACCGCTTTTTTCTGCACGACAGATTTCACTACGTCAATATTCATTTTTGACATGGCATCTTCAGCATCAAAACCATATAGTTCAGCACATTGAGTCACCACCTGTGTGGCTACATCTCGCATCATCTTTTCAATAGAAGCTTGCACCATTGTAGATACTTGGGATTCGATTTGGATAGACGACATTTTTCAGTTTACTTGCTTGTTATGAATGATTATTTGATACAAACTTTTTTGTAGATGAAAAGTATTTCAATTTTTTTTTATGTTAGAAAAAAATTTTTAGAAATTGATTTTTTACTGCGTTGTATACCTTGCAGATAAAAGAAAATATTTGTGATGGCCTTTTGGCGCCCTTTGGGCGCTCGCCCGGGTGCGATGGCTAGGTGCGCTCGCGTGAGCCTATATGCTGTCATGGATTTGTATGGGATACGATGATATCAACACCGGCACGCCGAAGGCGCCTACCACACATCCCGTTTTTTTCTTGTTTTTTGGCAAAAGTACTTTGGCATTTCAAAAATGGACATTTTTAAAATGTCTATATTTCAGATCTCCAAAATAGTTTCCAGAAATTATTGTTTTGTGACTGAAAATTTTCTTATGCTCTGCTGCTTTTTTGATTGCTTTGTTTTTTATGAGCATAACTTTTTTTCATGGAAAACTAGTTAAAGAAATGTCTTTAGGAGATATATGTGCGATCTCTTAAATAAAAACACAAAAAAACACATTGATTATGAATGCGAAACATGTCAATTCATAACAGGTAACAAAACGCATTACGAAAGACATTGTTTGACTGCAAAACATCAAAAATCCCTAAAATCCCTAAAAATCCCCGCAAAAAACACCAAATATAATTGTGAAACTTGTGACTATTTTACAGATAATAAAAAGGATTACAACAAACATTGTTTGACTGCAAAACATTTGAAAAACGCAATTCCCTTGCAACAACAAGAGGACACTGATGATGATCATGATGATGATGATGATGATGAAGATGAAATGAAAGATATGTTTGTGAATATGTTTGAAAAAATCATGGAACAAAACCAAGTCATCCATGAAAAATTTCAAGAACTTGCAGACAAACAAGAAAATACACATGAGAAATTGATTTATATTGCAGAGAAACAAGAAGAATTGGTAGACAAACAAGAAGAACTTGCAGACAAACAAGATGAAAAATTTCAAGAATTGGTAGACAAACAAGAAAACACCCATGAAAAAATGATTGAAATCGCCAGTCATCCTACCACTATCAACAACAACAACCATTTCAATTTAACCATCTTTTTGAATCAAACCTGCAAAGATGCTATTGATATTGATGATTTTTTTGATTCCCTTGAAATCACTGATGATCAATTTTATCGATTTGGAGAGATTGGATTCAAAAGGGCATTGGCTGAATTTCTTGCAAGCAATATCAAACAATTACCCTATCTTGAAAGACCTATTCATTGCAGTGATGCTAAAAGAAAAATTCATCATATCAAAATGGGTAATAGTTGGACCCATGACAAGGAAAAATACAAATTACCCATTACAAAAGGATTCAAGGATTTTCAATGGAGAGAATTATCCAAAATTCAAAAACACAATCCCACTTATCATGATAGTGATTCTATTTGCATCAAAAAACAAACCGCACTCTCTGAATGGTGGTCAGGAGGTAGTGAAGATATTTTATTTGTAGATAAAATTTTTAATGCATTTGAAAAGATGGCCAATCAAATGGTTATATCCAAAAAATCTATTCTATAATCTTTTTATTTTATACTGCAATACCATGCAATACCATGCAATACCATGCAATACCATGCAATACCATGCAATACCATGCAATACCATGCAATATTATATCATATAATAGAGAGAAAGAGAGAAACTACATTATACACTTCCTTTATTACGAATCCAGAAATCGGTGATGTTTCTGGAAATCAGTGATTTTCCTGGAAACCGCTCATACGGGATGCAATGAAAACCATTCATACGGGCAGTGAAAACCGCTCATACAGGCAATGAAAACCATTCATACAGGCAGTGAAAACCGCTCATACAGGCAGTGAAAACCGCTCATACAGGCAGTGAAAACCGCTCATATGGGATGTAATGAAAACCATTCATAAATATATATATATAAAAAAGTATTTACATTTTTATATATTATTGCTTATATTCACATGATATGCTTATGCTTTGGCTTTTGCTTTGGCTTTTGCGTATATTCACATGTTACAAATGTTTGTTTATGGATGTTGGCAATCCATGACCAAATAATATCATATACACCAATATCAACGCAGCTAATAAAATGCTTCGGTTTTCAGCAACTCTTTGTTTTTGACCTAGTATAAAAATCATAAAGAGATATAATAAAATACCGATTATTATCGAATGCAACAACATCATTCCTCCGTTTTCCATTCTCTATATTCTCTATTCAGAAAAAAAGGTGTTTCGCCTACATTATATCTGACATCTTTCCTTTTATTATTTTTGTTACCTTTCTACCCGCTTTCATTCGTTCCATCCTTTCATTATTCTTTTTTATTATTTCTCCTACTCTTCTTATTTTTTCCATCCTTCGCATCGTTTCCATCTTTTTTGCACCCTCTACCATGTTTTCATGCATTATCTTTCTCGGATTTGATATTTCTAGACAATCATTTTCTTTTTTTTATCCTTTCTTCCTCTTTCAGTGTTATCATTGCTGCATCTGATCCCTTTTTAACCTCTTTTTTAACTTCCTTTTCAACTTCCTTTTCAACTTCCAGTTCCAGTTCTACTTTCGTTTCAACTTCCGTTTCAATTTCCGTTTCAACCTCCGTTTCAAGTCCTGTTTTAACCTCTGTTTCAAGTTCCGGTTCTTTTATTTCCTTTTTATATGAATATATATCCAATAATTTTACTATAATTGGACTTCTCTCTATATCTACATTACCCAACTCTACCAATTTGATCTCGGATATTTTTTCTTTTCCATAATTCTTGTATTTTTCTATAAAATCAGACAACCCCGACAATAACGATTTATCCGATTGTTTCAAATCACCTGTAATCACCATCTTACTTCCTTGTCCAATTCGGGTTGTCAACATCATCATCTGATTCGGTGAACTATTTTGCATCTCATCTGCAATAATATATGTATTTTTGAATGTTCTTCCTCTCATATAAGCCAATGGAGCAATTTCTATCACGTTATTATTCATCATATGATGAATCTCCGTTTGCGAATAATATTCTGAAAATATATCAAAAATAGGTCTCATCCAAGGATCCATTTTTTTATTAATGTTTCCAGGAAGAAATCCAATCTCTTCATCATCCACTGAAACTACGGGTCGTGTAATAATTATTTTATTCACGTATCCATTTTTCAATTGTTTTATTGCGTTTGAACATGCCAACAAAGTTTTTCCCGTTCCTGCAGGTCCAACAATGAAAATAAGCGATACATTAGGATCATTTAAATGATTATAATAAATTATTTGACTCAGTGTTTTCGGTTTGTATAATTCTTTAAAATAATCATTATTTTCATCGTGCTTGTTTTTTGATTTTTTTAATCCCAATGCAGTTATCCTATTTTTTTTACTCAAATTTCTTTTTGAAAAGAGAGAAACTGATTTTTGAAACAAAAAAAAAGACATGAACAAGAATCCAACTATTTTCATTAATATACTCTTTCATTTTATTTTTATATCATTATTATAATATAATTCAAAGTAGAATACTATCCATTTCAATGAAAAAACCAATTCTTCTAATGATTGGTAGCAGTTTCATCAAACATTGGAATTTTACAAATGAACATTATTCTGTTGTAAATAAAGGAATGTCTGGTCTCTCGAGTGAACAACTTTTTTCCACAAACTATCTACAATATTTACAAAATATCTACAAAAAATCAAATATTATTTTCTTTTATTCAGGTGCAAATGATATTGATCGTAATTACGAAAATCCAGACAATGTCATTTATAACAACATTCATTTTTTGGAATTTTTATTACATTCTTCCCCTGCTTCGTCCATCTTTGTATTTTCCTTATTGAAGTCACCTCTTGTTTTGGAAGATCCTATCAAAACAAAAGCAATTACATACATCAATCAACAAATGCGACTTTTTTGTAAAAATCAGCCACAATTAATCTATATTGATTACAATCGATCTCTCCATTCACCTGAATATTTTATGAATGACAATCATTTGAATTATTTAGGATACCAGCAAATTGAAAAAAAACTTGTAAAAATGCTTTAAATAAAAATGCTTTACACCAAATAAACTACACAAATAAATACTATATTCCAAACTCGGGAATAGTATACACATCACCAGTCAATATATATTTTGCAATAATCTTTGGATTCTGTTTATTCAAAATAATATCCTCTGCTAGATAGACATTTCTATATTTGTCTATATAATACAAAATTCCTTGAATGTCCTGAGTCCAAACCTCTATTTTCTGCATACTAATAGATGAACTATTTTCATTATTTTCCTCCATAATACCATGTGGTTTATTTTTGATATGTGTTCCACAAAATTGATCCTCTTTTTTCTTTCTTCTTGTGCATTGCTCATTGTTTGCTCTCTTAGCACAACATCTCTCAAAAAAGGGTACTACATTTTTCACTCTTTTTCTTTTTGAAAAATCCTCTTTTTGAATCACTAATCTTTCATATTCGTAAATATACTGCAAAAGTGTATTCATTTTTTCCTCCTCTATTCCAATTTGTGATGTTTTGTCACGAATAGAATCTTTGAATGTTGTGATATAATGTTCAATTTTGTGATTGATTCGTTTTTCCATACTTTGATTTTGATACAATACATTACCATTATTATTTTAATTCAATTTTTTTTATATTCTTGCAAAAAACAATATAAAGAAATAAGATGGTCTATTTGGCGGCTTACGCCGCCTATGCTTGGATTTATGTGATGATTTTTATTGACTGCATATATCGTGATAAAATATGAAGGATGGGAGGATTAATATTCTATTTTTGACGTCAAGAAAATAGTCATTAACATGAACGTATAAAATCCAATATAAATGATATAACTACTTATATTGATATTGTAATAGGACAAAATTTGCACTACAATATATAAAAGTATCACACTGATACATGAAATAGTAACAACAAAAGTATTGGATAATTGCATCTATATTTTGCAGATATAAAAAATACTTTATCTATTCTCTATTTATATTTCTATTTCTCTCTATTTCTATTTCTATTTCTAAATCAAGGTGGTTGAATCTTTTTTTATATAATGACCAGACAATGCTAATTGGTTATCACTATTTTGAATCAACCAATAAGGAATTCCATTATCTGAAAAATAATATGTTTCTGAACATTCGTCTTTTTTCAATGACAAAAAATTATCCCATTCTTCTTTTGATAAAAGAGTTGTTTCATTTGTAAAAATAGCGTGTCGAATAATTCCCATTTTAAATGGAGTTTTTGTATCTTTATGCTTTTCATTTTTGATTTTTTTTGCTAATTCAAAAGAATTGGGATAATTTGTAAACAAATAATAATTATTGAATTTAACATCGGGCACCTTATCAAATTGCAATGTAAATTCAATCATATAATTATGACTTGCACTATATACCGCCATGGGTTTTGGAAAAAACAGACCTGTTTCTTTAGATACCAAATATAATAAATCGACATGATTCATAAAAAAATCGACCACAGAATCATTTATTGGAATATCAGATACAACATGATGATTGATAATTTCATCCATCAATACTAACCATAAATCATTCGCCTTGTAAATATAATGAGAATCAATATTGTAAATAGAACAATCAAAAAATATATATACACTATCTTCATATAAAGTATACCCTTTGTAATTACCATATACATCGTCCTCTACATGATAAGAAATATATAATATATCCAGTATATCTATACATTTTTGCATAACATCAATGTAACTTGACATTTTATTTGCATCATACTTGAAAGAAGGAAGAGACATTATTGTACTCTTTTCTGAATCTATTGATTCCACTTTTACTTTATGCATAAAATATTGCAAAAAAGGTGTATTTTTCTCCGTATTTACTTGATAAGCACAAACATAAATAGATTGTCCATTTTTACATACTAGGTCTTCTATTTTCGGTTCCAACATTTCTAATCCTTTGTAAATATACTTATCATTTCTCTCTGAAGTTTCTATATGTTTATTATTTTCTAATTCAACAAAGAGAGACTGGATTTTTTCTCTCAATATTTCATAGGTATTTTCGTTTACATCATCATTACTAGTATTTTCTTTCTCTAATCCATAGTCTGATTCATTTTCTGATTCAGTGTCCAATATAGATCGCGAATCATTCTCTCTGTATCTTTGTGAAGGAATCATTTTTTATCGTTTCTTATGTAAATATATATAATTGTTTGCTTTATATATATTTTTTTAATTATCAAATATTATTTGTCTATTTTACGTTTAATTACCTCCTTAATTTGTTCTTCACGATTATCCAATATAAATTTCGTCAATTCATCTGCCTTATCTGGTGTGCCTGTATTTGTATAATACGTTTGTAAAATAGTATTCAAATTCTTTGCATTGATCGGCTTTTTGATTTTATTCTGCTTGTAAATAATACTTCCACCATTGATATCAAAACAATCTATTTTGTTGTTTTTCATTGTTTGCATTAATTCGTCTGTCAATAACTTTTTCTTCTGTTTTCTCTCTTTCACTTCTATATTCAATTTGGAAATCTCTGTATCCAATTTAATCCATTCTTTTATATTGGTAACCAATTCTTCTTTCGTATTCATTATTATGCTTTTTTATAAAAGTATATATTTTTTTATATTGTTTTCTTTTCTTATTCTTTCTTTTCTTCTAGAACCTTTTTGCAATAAAAATTATAATGTCTTTTGCATACTTGATTAAAAAATACTTTACATTGACAATTTTTCCCTTGGTTTTTTCCAGATTTTATGATTGCAATACAACCTGTTACTTGCAGCACATTTGAATCGTGACTTATGATAATATTCTCTCCCAAATCTATTTTTGTTTCTGCTTTTGCTTTTGATTCTTCCTTTGCTACCTTCTTTGCCATTTTTATCTTCATTTTCTCTTCTGCTTTTATTTTTTTAGTATACTCTTTGTATTTCATATTATAATGACTCTTGCAATAACATTTTCCATCAATATTAAATAATTTTACGCTATTGTTTTTGCATTTTATATTGCTTTCCAACAAATATGTACATTCACTTTTATAATGAGTTATATAAGTGCGATTCATATATTTTTCATCCAAATAATTGACTCCATTCACCAAATCAACACCTTCCTTTTCTACATAAGGAAGCAATCCGTTTTGCACATGTCTACAATAAGGACAACGTATTTGATTTGCTTTCAAGATCATTCTTTCCATACTATTGAATATTTTTTTATGATTAAATATATCATTGAAAATCGGAATGTAATTGAATGTATGATTGCAATCTAACGTGACTGCATTTTCTTTTAATGGTTCATTTGTTATTAAACAAAATTTCTCTCTATTCATTGGCAATGGATTACTAAGTTTGGATTGATCTTCGGATAAATTTACTACATCAGTCGTATTGTCTAGATTTTCATTATGAAAAGATTTTTTTAATTCTTCATAGAAATTCAAATTGTCTTCTATAATATATTTTGTCATGAAACTATTAATTATACAAATAAAGTAAATCTTTATATTTTTATTATAGCATACATATAAAATGTCGCAATCTGTTTGGGGTCCTCCTGTTTGGACATTGTTTCATACCTTTATTGAAAAAATTAAAGATGAACATTATACAAATATAGCACCACAATTGTTCTTTTATATAAAAAGAATATCGAGTGTTTTACCTTGTCCTGAATGTTCTCAACACGCAACTACGTTTTGGTCCAAAGTTGACTTTAATAATATCAAAAACAGAAACGATTTTAGAAATCTGATTTATATATTTCATAATATAGTCAATGTAAAAAAGGGAAAACCAGTATTTCGTGTTTCAGATTTAGAACAATACAAAAATAAAAATTTAATAATCATCTATAATCACTTTGTTAGTGTGTATAATACAAAAGGAAATATGAATTTGTTAGCAGATTCATTTCAAAGAAAAATATTATTAGGAAATTTTAAACGATGGGTCATGAGCAATATCAATTTTTTTAATCCATAATCAAACAGAAACCAAGCAGAAATTATGTCATAAACTAAATAATATCTGTCAATTCTGTGATTCTATATATATCATTGTTTTGCATGTAAAAATGATATATTTTTGTTTTTTTCATATCTATGTTATCATATAAATATGCATTAAAATGCAACGTATGTAATATAGCTTCATTATCATAATGAAAATTTTTTACTATACATATAGTATTGTAACTATCCATTAACAAGTAAAATTTTTCGTTTTTTGAATACAATTTATATATTAAACTTCTTATATACATTTTATCGTCATGTGAGAAATAACTTTTTTTATTGAAAGATATTTTGAATTTATTGTCGTTTTCCTCTATCCATCCTCCATTGCTTGTATTTTCATTGCTTGTATCTTCTTCAGATTCTCTCAATTCTCCATCTTCCAAATCATCTTCATTTGAATGATAGTTGATTGTTTGTGTTTCTTGTCCTTTGTCTTGTATTTTTTGATCTTCTATTTTTTGATATTCTATTTTCAAAATACAACTTTTAATCTATTATACTCAATCCATGTTGCTTCAAATAATTTTTTATAAATATATTTTCTTTGTGATATATCATGGTTAGATCAAAATCTTCTTCTGACTTATAAATATAACACGCAGTAAAATATATTTTTAATCCATTTTGTGTAAACACTATATCATTGTTTTCTGCAGTTTCTATGGGTGTGAAATTATGTTCATTTACAAAATCGTTTTCATAATATAATTTTACACGATTATACAAGGTGCACATATTTTTTTTATTATTCGTCATCTTTTTATGCAATATAATAGAAGCATAAATGGTATCATCTGTATCTTGGTAACATTTATACATGTTACTTATAAAAGTTGAGTTCATCACTGCATCATAAAATCCATTTTCTAAAGCATTTTTTACACATTTGTTAAATGACAAAATCATAAAAATACAAACAAGTTTTTATTATTTTATGAATTATATCAAATGATCATTTCAGTTTCAATTTTTTTCTACTATTTTTTGCAGTAAAATTACGCATTAATCAATTCACCATTACGATACGTCTTGCATACAAATTTCTGTTTTTTCGGCATGGAACAGACATCCTTGTTGACAGACATTTCATTAAAAAACATGTAATTTGCACCCGTTGGTATAGAATAAAAGATGGTAGGAATAGTTAATCCCAATACTGCACCCGCCAAAATATTTGTAAATACAAGATATAAATTAGTGAAACATTTTTTAGAATATCGAATCGCAATATCTGCAATCAAATAAGAAGTAATAAAAGCAAATATGGTATAATTGATACTACCATTCAAAAACATTGGCATACATAAATACATTAATGTAAATGATATGACAAATATACTGAAACCCGCATTTCCATATCTTGTATATTGAACCATATTACACAATGCATTCGGAGATTTATATTCTGTAGTTTCTTTTGTATTTGTATTCTTTATAAATATACCACGCAGAAAACATATAAAAATTAAAAAGCCTAAATAGATCATTCCTTTCATGTTTTGTGCTATAAACGAAATACTCAATACAAAAACGACAAGGATAATGGGGCTATAAAACATCAAAAAGGTAAAAATATTCATAAAATCCATTCGTAATGGAACATTACCAGATTGTTGCAATAATGTTTGATCTGTATTCCTTTGATTTATTGAATCCATTCTTTATTATATAACAATAATATTTTATTTCTTATTCAGAAGAACTAGAATACCCAAAAGAGATAGTATGATTATTCAATCATTATTCAAAAATCAACTCAATGGCTTCATGTATTGTGCTTATTGGGTAAAAATCAATTCCTTTTATAATATCATTGTCCTTGTATTTTTCCATAAAATCATCATAATCTTTCTTGTTTTCAAGCGGAAAAAGAAAAGATTTCACACCTGCTTTGATTCCTCCTAAAAATTTTTGAGAGAGAGCACCGATTTCATTAGACAATCCATCTAATCCTGCTTCTCCCGTGACGGCAAATGTATGTTTGATTTTCTTATTGTTCAACATACTATAAAACAACAAAGTAATGGCAATTCCAGCAGATGTTCCAGATTTATTTACCGAACCATCTCCCATGTGCAAATGAATTCCGTATTTGTGTTCTCCATCATATTTCTCTCGAAGTTTCTTCTTGTTTTCTTCGTTTGTCAATGTATACGCCAATGTCATGGAAATATGAAACGATTCTTTCATCATTTCATCCAACAATCCAGTGAGTTTCAAATCCAAAAATTTGTCACTTGGAAAAAATTGTCCATTTGCCGATAGAATACCGGATTGACCTCCCGTAGTTGCATACAAACAATTGATGACACCTACTTTGTTTTCTTCATGGACTTTCTTTGTTCTAACTTCATGTTTGTCTTTGAAGTATTTGTATTTGATATCGTGAATCGTAATCACAATAGGAAGCGGATAATCCACTTTTTCATTGTATTTTTTCAAGATATCCAAATTTATCTCTCCGATAATTTCAAATAAGATTTCTTTTAACTTTCTTACTCCTGCTTCATATGTATAATTTTCTATAATAAAAAGTATTACTTCATTCGGAATGTCTATAATTCCATTCAATCCTACTTTTGTATACATTTCAGGAAGCAAATGTTTGTTGCAAATCACAAGTTTGTCTTCCAAAGACAAATGATTGAATTTTATTCTATGAACACGATCTAGTAAGATTTTATCAATGGCTTCTGGGTCATTGTAACTGATAATAAACAATGCTTTGGACAAATCCAATTCAATTCCATTGAAATATTTGTCTTGAAAACAATCATTTTGAGTAGAATCCAATAAATGAGTCAAAATACCGACAATCTCTCTACCATGTTCTGTTTTGCTTATTTTATCCACTTCATCTATAAAAATAATTGGATTCATACATTTTTTATCAATTAATATTTGAACAATAGACCCCCAAGTAGATCCAACATATGTATAATTATGACCATGTAATGTGCTTCCATTACTATCTCCCGCAATTTGTATCATTGCAAATGGACGACATTCACCATCATCATCTTTCAAACATTTGGATAAACCATTTTTTGCCAATGATGTTTTCCCAACACCTGGAGGACCTTCAAATCCAAAACAATATCCAGATTGTTTTCCATTAATCCACTGCGCAACAATCATTTCTATTTGTTTTTTTGCCTTTTCATGACCATATATTTCTGTATCCAAAATATGTTTCACATTCACCATATATTCATGAATCATGTGAAAATTTTTTTCTATTATTTCAATATCTTTTTGAATGATTGTTTGCGTCTGTTGACCTTGACCTTGCACTTGACCTTGGGTTTGTGGTTGTAATTCATTTAAAATATCTTGGTGTTGATTGACAAAACAAAAATCAATAAATTGACAAAT